CATCTGCTTTTCGGTCGATGTTTCGCGCATATCATACCAGTGCGCCACCAGCATCATTAGCGCATGGCGCACAGTCTCAGGAACGCTGGCAGATGTTGACCCATAGCCGATGACGTATTCAATCTTGATGGCATCATCCCGCATTTGTGTGACGGGCCATGCCTTGCCAGATTTAGGCAAAACACTGATGCGGTTTGGCGTTCCAAAGACGTTGAAATCAGCCAAAGTCGCCGTCTGCAACGTGCCATCAACATCGTAATATTTGATTGCAGACACAGATTGCACAGGGCCAAGTGACAGATAGACAGTGCTTGGATTTGGCGACAGCCATTGGCCCCAAGTCTGCGTAATCATGCCTTTGCCAAGCGCACCTTGCGCGTCAACAAAATTCACCGCAGCGTCAATTAAACGCTGAATGATTGTGTCATCGTCGCTGCTTTCAACCTTCATCTGTGCCTTCGCTTCCGCCAGCGAAATCGGTGCTGTGGCGGGTGCTGTAACGCGAACAAGTGAAAACTGCGGCGACAACATCTGTTATTCCTTCACGGCTTTTTCGACCGCAACCTTTTTGACGGCGCGTTCAATCGGAGCCGATTCAACATTTTCTGCGATGCCAGCTTCGACGTAACGCGATGCCACTGCATCGGTAACATCAATGATTGCGCCCTGATCATACGAAAAATCAGCACCAGCCATCGAAGTGAGCAAACGAACTTTAGCCATGATGGCCTCCTTATGGTGGTGGGCAGGACCGAAGCCCTGCCCATTTGGTTTATTAGGATGCAGCGTTCTTCAGGTGCTTGATAGCGGCGGTGTTAGCCAACACGCCATCAAAGCGAACGTATCCCAAAATGCCGTAGTCGGGAGCAAAACGCTCACGGGCCACAAACAAGGTGGGTGCGCCAACTTTACGCACATAGAACTTGGACATATCGCCGAACAGCATAACCTTGTTGGTAGCACCCAACGAAGCCATCGCTTGGTTCACAACGACATTGTAGCCCAAGATGTTCTGCGGAACAGCAGCCTGATAGTTGCCCATCTGCCACAAGTAGTTGCCCTGACCATCTTTCAGCTTACGAACAGCAGCCAACGTGCTGTCGTTCATCATAATCGCGGTTGAAGGCGAGGAACGATAAGCGGGATCGACAGAGTGGATCAAGTCAATGATTTCGTCTGCGGTGATGGCAGCAACAGCAGCAGCAGTTTTGCCAGCGGTCGAGTTGGTAACGATACCCTCAACATCTGACGAACCAGAACCAGTGGTCAGCTTGGAGTTCGCAATGCGGCCCAAACGCTCACCAAGCAGTTCACCAAGCAGCGATTCCATATTCAGGATGGAGTCGTTTGCAAGTTCGTAGGACCAACGGACCCATTCAGTGTCAAACGCATATGCGCCCAACGAAGCCTGACCAAAGGTTACATCAGAACCGCTATCGTCTGTTGGCTGAGTCCCTTCTGTATGTGCAACAGCGACAGAAGCCGTGTCGTTTACAGTCGGAATGTTGAACGTGTTTCCACCAGTGGTGTTAATCACAGTGAACAAGTTGGAGTCATACATCGGGCCAGAAGCAATCATGGCCTTGTCGATAAACGCAGCCAGTTCAACAGGAACAGTGTAACCACCAGCGGAGTTCGTGCCAGCAGTTTGTGTGCGAACTTCAGCATTACGCAGAACGGCGCGATGCTCATTGTCCAGACCATCAACGCCGCCGTTGGCGATCATGGCATAGAAAGCGGAGCGATAGTCAACTTTTGCGCCGTCATCAACAGCAGCCACAGAAGTGCGCTCTGCAACAGGACGCTTAGACAGGTCGATGCCTTGGGCAGCGCGAACAGCAGCGTCCACTTTTTCCATGCGCTTGGCAACGCCGTCAAGGCGATCATGCTCAACCATCATGGCGTCAAACTCGCGCTCAATTTCAGCGGCGCGGGCTTCGTTGGTCTTGTCGGTAGCTTCCGACAGCTTGGAACGGGCCTCGGTGGCGATACGCGCCATTTGCTCCCGCAGGGTCTTTAGATCAGCCATTATGGCCTCCTACAATGTGCCTTGCCCAAGGGCTGGGGATTGGGCCAACAGCGGGAGTCCGCCGTTATTCGTCAGCCACGAAATCCTTGCGTTCCCATGCTTGGCACACGCGAAGATTGTGACAGATAAAATCTAGCTTTTCGCACCATCCGCGACCGCCGCCGTCCATGTCAAATGGTGTCAAAGGAATGTCTTCCATCGACTTGATCATTTCTGGTGTGTTGTTGAAATAGGAACAGTTGGCGCAGAGTTGACGGCGGGCTTCGGCTTCGTTCAGGCTCCAAACATCAGCCATCTTTGCCCAATATTCAGGGTTTGCGGCTGGATCAGATGAAGCAACTTCAGGCCCAAGGTTCCAGTTTTCGACAGCGTTCTGCATATTGATTGCGTTCATGCTGCCAGAAACAATCTCAGGCTGTTCAATTTCTGGCAAAAGATATTCATTGCGAACATCAATGCCAGCGAACTTGGCCTTCATCCGCATACGGCGAACAGCTTGCGATTTGATCTGTTCTTCGCGGTGCTTTTCCAGCGACCGCAAAGCAATCTCTGTGCCATCGTAAGCTGGGGTGGTCACGATGCTGACATCAAACAATTGCGCTTCTTGGATCATGCGTTTCGGCATCTTAGAGTTGTCATCCCACTTCTGACGCACAGGCCGAAATGCAAATGACATTTTATCAAGATCACCGCGCTTCATCTTCGGCACGATGCTGCGAACGTCAGGGTCTGTTTGATCAAGCATGGCTTCCATATATAGGCCACGTTCATCTTCAACCAAGGTCAAAGTGCCAGAACGAGTGCGGGCCAGCGGCAAACCCTCGTGATTGATTAGAAAAACCACATCGTCACGACCGATGGCATTGGTAAATGCACCGCGCATGATTACTTCAGTGAACATTCCACCGATGTTTGTTTCTTCGTTAAACACTGCGGCATAGCCAGCAACGCGAATTTCGCCGTCTTGACCCTCACGGATTTCGACAGGAACACCACGGCGGATTTCTTTTTCAGACATTTCTGACCCCGTTTGATGTTTTGATTGTAGCATATTGCGGCTGGCTTCGTCTATCGGCACGGCATCTTCGAACAAGATAGGCTGAAAGTCGTTATCTTTCAGCCACTTCTTGGCCTGTGCTGGTGTAAACTTAGACGCATCAAAGCGAATTGCTTGCACCACAAGCGGATCATTTCCCTTGATGCCATAAATGAAATCAATGCCATCGCCACCTTGATCGTTCACACGGCTGAATTTATCAAACTCGCTTGGATCAACCAAACGCGCAGCGTGTTCGTTTGGATATGGTCTGGTTTCATATCCAAAACGACCTTCAGACGCGACAATTTTATCTGCCCAAGTCTGCCCAGCATCGCCGCCCCACAAAGCCCATGCGATGCGACCATTTGACGGGTATCCATCTTCACCAACACGAAAGCCTTGGGCTTCTTTGTCCACTTCGTGCCGTGCAAAATAGCTGACCATGCGCTGCACAGTATCCATAGACAAATCGACCTTATTGGAAATGTCCCTTGCGCGGGCAATTCCAACTTCCGTTCCTCCACGCCCAAATTCACGCCGCCAATCTAGGCCGCGCTGGGCTTCTTCTGCCATCGCGTCAGTTGGAACTGGCATTTAGTTTCCCTGTTGGCTGTGAACCAAGTGGAACTGTGGCGCCTTGGATTAGTAGATCAGTTGCACCTTTAGCAGGAAGATTTTCAATAGCGCGGATCTCGTCAGGTGTTCTAATGGCGTTTTGGATAGACACTGCATAGGCTTCCATGCGTGACTTCAGATCACCGCGCAGCAAGCCGTCCACGTTAAATTCAACGTAGAAGTCTGACCCACGCCCAAAGAATTTCAGGTTCATTTCCTGTTCAAACTGTTCAACCCAACGCTTCACAGTGTGCTTCACGAAATGCAAATCTTGCTGTTCCGTATTGCTAAACGTGCCGTGCGTCAGGTCTTGTAGGAATACAGGCGGCAGAGAATAGATGCGGGCGATCTGTTCAATGCTGAACCGCTGCAATTCCAGCAACTGCATATTCTCAGGCGATAGGCCGATGGTCTTTAGTTCATGGCCCAGAGGCAAAGCCATAATCGGTCGGCCTTCCTTAGCCAGCTTCAAGGTAGTTGCAGCTACATCTTCAGATGCGCGGTTAGCAGCCGCACCAGATGCAAACGGCCCTTGCAGCACAGCAGGGGGAATGCCGCCAGATTGGAATGCCTTCGATCCATAGCGGCTGGCTGCGATAGCCATGCCGATGGCATCTTTGTTCTGAGAGATTGGCCCACGCGCATCTGTCAGGTTTGCCTTGAGCATAAACGGCAGATCAAGGATTTCGGTTGACTCGTAAACCCGCGAACTTGCGCGATAGATTTTGCGCCCATCAATCAGCCGTTCAACCCGCACCTTGGTGGGATCAAGCGGATACAAGTTTACAATCTCGCCAAGGTTGTTGCGCTCAATGTAGGTTACAGCCCTACCGCCAGTTAGCGTTTGTTCAAACGAATATTTCCGCCACTCAAAGCTGGACATATCTTCGTTGATGGCATCGTGCAGGATTGTCGATAAGCCAATATCAGCCTTTTCACGCCCACCATCAGCAGCTTTGCGATAGACTTGCAGTGGTAAACCAGCGATTGTGCCAGAAATGAAGTTAACTGCAGCCCAAACAGCAGGGACACCAAGTGCTGTATCGACATTTACAGTTACCCCAGAAGATGCGTAAAGGTCACCCCAACCCATGATTTGCAAGAAATCATTCGC